GTTACATAAGTGATAACCATAAACAATAAGAAGTTATGATTGAATTTGAAGTAAAATCAAAAAAGCAGTATATATCGGTGAACATAAGAGACAGCCCCAGACACATCCCGTATGCAGGCAATGAGGCTGATGGTGTAACTATAGGCTATAAGGCAAAATATAATCAGCAACTGCAATCCATTAAGGACAACTACAAAGCGTTTGACCAACCTTATAATGGTAAGGACAATGACGACTTTGTAAATGGTCAGGTTTGTCTAAAAGACATTGCCCCCGACCATTTGGGCAGCTCAAGCTACATCACCAACCTTGATGGCGAGGTATCGAAACACATCGAATACGTTCCATTTAGAGAAGTATTCATTGAAGAACGCAACAATGCGTGGAACACCCCTTATCTCTTCAATGCCAAAGAGTTTCGCGAGGAGACAGGTATGTACTACTACGGAGCCCGCTACTATGAACCGAGATTGAGTCTGTGGATGAGTACGGATCCAAGATCAGAAGAAGCACCTGAAGCATCCTCATATACTTATTCTCATAATGCGCCTACTGGAAGTGTTGATTTTGATGGAAAATGGGATATTAAAGTTTCTGCTTCATCAGACAGAGCAAACCATCCATATGCTATATATGCTGTATATGACAGAAATGGAAATCTAATTTACAAGACAGTTGTGAAAGTACTTGGAAGTTATCGAAAAAGGAATAGTTCTAATGCAGATACCCCTCAAGGAAAATATAAAATATTGGGATGGAGAAAAACTGGAACAAAGCGTTATCCAACTATATCTTTTGGTCCTAATGACCTACTGGCTTTAGAGTACCAAGGTGGTGAAGGGGGATATAGACAAGGAATGCACACACATGGAGGCCGTAGGCAAAAGCCTGATTTGATGGGAACACATGGGTGTATGCGAATGGCAGATGCTGACATCAAGGAACTTAAAGAAATAGTTACACAGTTAGAAAAAAATAATCCCAACGAAAGAAAAGGATTCCTTACGCTGAAAGATGATTTGCAAGTTCCTGTCAATAATGATAGAGATGAAATCAAAGAAGAAGTAAACGAAATGAAATCCTACGAGTTGCCTGAAGTTGTTGTCATAGGTCATAGAACTCAAAAGGTCGAAAAGAACGAAACAGAGAAAGGAGGAACAAAACATGAGACAGAACAATAAAAATACCCTGCTTCAAATGATTCTGTTATGTTTTTTGGGAGTTACAAGTTGTAATAATAATTCTAAAAACACCTTTACAGCAACACAACGGAAAACGAATTTTGATAAAGATACAGTTCTGAAAAAGGAAACAAGTAAAGACATCAGTATAAAGTCTGATGATAGCCTTTTTGTGCAAAGAATTATTGATGGAAACTTTTTTCAAGAGAAATTTTCTACAGAACAGGACTATGCTCTAGTCGTAAAACATTGTTTTGCACATACCGATGAACAATATGATGAAACTTTTGCTGATGGTTTGAGCCATATGCTGGTCAAATATCCCGACAAAATAAAAGGAATACAAAAAGCAATAAGTTTACTTCCTATCGAACAACAAAGCAAGGCTAATCATAATATGATGATTTATATCGTATCTTCATGGATAATGGAAAACTATACAGATTCCATCAATTTAGATATGTTCTATCAATCATATCCTTTTTTCAGGAAAGACCCTGAAATTGAGAATATCTTGAAAGAACAGTTTAATAATGGAGTAAGATAAATGACTTTGTCGTTAGAAAATATACATAGCATTTCTAGTAATGCATCAAATTGGGAGTTATCATCATAATAATATGATTATCAATAAATTCTTTAAATGTTAGGCGTAGAGGCAAGGATAAATTCTCTGCCTTTTGCTATATTTGTAACTCCAAAACAAAGAAAATGAATAAAATAAAAAGAGAAGAAAGAGAGAACTTACACACTTTTTTAGACACTACCAATACTGTTGATTTAGTTGCCATTGTTCTTACACCCAATTTTAAAGACCTTATGAGTAAAGATGGGATTAAACAGGCAACTAAAATGATAGATAAGTTAATCAACTATTGGCTTGATAACCCAATGAAGGGATTTAAAAGAGGAGTTGAATTATTGGCTAATAAAGATAAAATTAAAGCAATGGCTGTGGCAAAAGCCATAAGAGAGGGTGTAGATCCAGATAAGGCAATGCCAATACTTGATAAAATAATAAAAAATATTCCAATCATAGAAATTGACTTATGAAAAAGTTTATATTTAAGGGGCATAAAACGAAATGTATAAAACAGGGGAGAGGGAGAAAATCGTTATAATTGTTGATAGATAGAGAGTTACGCAGAAATATAGAGTTGAGGGATGGAAAAACGAAATGTTACATTTGTGTTACATTTGTGTTACATTTGAAGGGGTTTTTGAACAGCGTTTGAAGCATGAATGTTACATGGGTGTTAATTAAGGGTTACACGGGGCGTTATTTAGGCCTTGACAGGTGGTTATTGCATACATGTAAGGGGAGACGGCTGGAGTGAAAAGAACAGCTTGTACAGACAACTAAGAAGCACGATAAAAAGGAGTCGACTTGATAATGTTTACTCTTTTTTTTGTGCCTAATGATAAAAATATAATATATAGAAATATCGTATATAATAACTATTTTGTATATTTGCAACAGAAAATGGAGTAGATATGACAAAGGTTATACATGTACAGTTGATGGAAGGAAGGAGGAACTACTACTTTGGTTCGATACCTGCGATTTACAGCGTTTTGACGGCCGAGGAGATAGGCATTAAGCAATGCTCGTTGGAGCGCGTAGGGTTGGGTAAGGGAGGCGTAGTGCTGAACAAAAAGGCATGCATCAGGGCGGGAGAGTTGATCCGCTCAAAAGTTAAGAAATGAGGGATTATTTGAATAGCTAAAACACTGATTGAACGATAGTTGAACGGCTTCCAATACGTTTTTGAACGGTTGGAGGCCGTTTTTCGTGTTTTGGGGGGTAAAATGAGGGTGATTTTGGGGTAAAAAATGGGTTTGGGGTGACACTTGGGGTGACGATTGGGGTGACAGTGCAAAACGAAATGTATCGATTGGGGTGACATTTGGGGTGACACTTTTAACATAAAACTCATGGAATTAGCCCCCCTCACAATGACCGAAAATTATCGATTATGCGCGTTTTTGCTGTTTTTACCCCCTCCCTTATTCCAAGGTTATAGGGTATATTACCACTTTTTTATAAGGTGATTTTTTACAGAACGCTGTATTTATCGGTATTTTTAGCTATATTTACGGCGTAAAATCATTAAAAAGTGTGCGCGCGGCGCATAAAGAGGTAAATATGAAATATAAGAATGTTGTAGAATTGATTGGTCATTGGGAGCGCCTTATGGGTAGGGAAGCTACACTGAACAGGTTGCGATCAATGCGCGACTATGCAAGGCAATGCTTGAAAGCACATCCGCATGAACAGTGTGCGGATGCGCTTGATGACAATATGTGTTTGATTGAAGCTATCATTGCAGAGGCTGAAGAACTTCTGTAATGATGACATCTGTCAGTCTTCAATAAAGTCTGCGTTCTGAATATTGCTTGATATGTCACTCAGCACGGCAAAATTCAGACGCTTGACATACTTTCCAAGCTCTTGATAAGAGATTGAAAAGGACTTTTTGTGTATCTCAACTCTTTCAAGTCCTTTCATCCTTTGCGCCATTTGGTCGTAGGTCTCGTTTTCTGTTTCCATCTCAACTACGTATGCAGAAACATATAGAGGTCTATCCCCTATTGGCTCATTATCAGAAACCTCAAATCCGATAACAAACCATTTGTTCGTATCTACCCCATGTTCCTTGCAGAGCTTCCACAGGTCTGTCGGTAGATGTCCGTCAATGGATACAATTCCTTTCATGTCGGTATACTGTGTACCGATTTCATCCTTGATTAAATCATAATTAAAATTTTTCATATTCAAAAAATATTAAGATAAATAATAATATGTATTATACTATGCAGTTAATGCGCAAAGAAGCTTTCTTAATCTTGTGCCATTTGGCTATAGGTTCCGTCTTCGAAACTTTACTATCATCATTCGAGCCGGATAAAGCCGACGACGAGTGCGACGGAATAGATTTCGGATAGGGGGAGTTCAAAGGGATTGTAGGCAGGGTTGTCTGACACAATGAGGATATGCTCTTTGTCTGACCCAGGTCTGATGCGTTTAAGGATTGCTCCTTGTGCCGTGTCGAGGACGTAGGGGCGATTCCATTGGAAGAAGACCGATGTCATCGCTTCACGTTGGCATGCCACGATATCTCCTGATTTATAGGTGGGGAGCATTGAGTCGCCATTGATGGTTATCAGGAAGTTTGCTGTTTTGAATTCAGGAACAATGTAGTGTTCGCACTCATACTCACAGACTTGTATTTCGCCGCGCAGTGCGCCTGCCATGGCGCTGAAAGGGATAAGGGGGATGCCTTGTTGCCCATCATCTACGTGCTTTGCAGGGTAGATCGTTACAGCAGGCCTTTGCTCGGCAATCGTAGGCTCACTCTCATCTGTGGTTTTGAGCATATCACCATTGCCTGTGAAAAGCCACTCGGGGGATATATTTTCGCATTTCGCAAACAGAAGGTCATAATCAAAGCTGTCTCGTGCCAACCATGTGCTTATGGTTGAGGGCGCAACGCCGATATACTTGGCGAATTGCGTAGGTTTTCCATTACTATAGTGGGCAATAAGTGCCTCTAATCTCTCCTTTTTAGTCATAAATTTGCGTTTTGTGAAAAATAATCCTCAAAATATTTTGCGTTTTGCAAAATGTGATTTATCTTTGCAGCGTGTTAAGTTTATTAACAGCGCCCAAAAATACGAAAAAGGGGCGAGAGAAACAAACATTTAAGATTAAAGAATATGAACGAGAATCTTTTAGACAAGGTCAGCACTGAAAAAATAGAAGCGTTGGTTAATGCTTTAGATGCTGTGATTGGTGACATGCGCAGTGTTGAAGATAGTCAGCTTGTGCGGTTCCGAGATAATGCCTATTACACCTGCCTCTCGCTTACCGACATGATTTTAACAGCGCTCAAACGGCGTGTGAATGGTATTCAAGGTGAATAGATTGTAGGATGATAAAGCGAGTAGCACGGACTGCCGGGTCGCTCCCGCGGGGTTCGACTCCCTGTGCTCGCCCAAAGCAAATTATTAAAATCGACAGATATGGACAAGAAAATTTATGTGAGTAAGAGGGATGCAGCCCACCTACGTAAAGTTTTCGGCTGCTCGAAAGTGATGGTGTGGAAGGCACTGAACTTCAAAAGCGACAGCGACCTTGCACAGAAGATACGCTACACAGCCCTCATGCAGCTGAACGGCATCCCCAACTGGAAACAGGAGGGGATGGAAACAACCCACGAGGAAGCCGAGCGTACAACAACACAAACCTTTGGCGAGCGTGTGAAGTTGGTATTCGATCGCAAGGATGGCACGACGAGTGTGTTTGTAGACGGTGTTGAAACCCGCAAGGAACAGAACCTGAACATTCCGGCTTTCATGGGTCTACAGCGTGAGGTTGAACTGATGGCGATGAGCCTGTAACCTTTCATTCATCGGGATGGAATACTTCAATAAAATATTGTGCGTAACCTACGCGGAACTGACTGAAGGTAGTGATGCGATTATTAAAGCCGCTACATTACGTCAGAATATGAGCCGTGGCAATATCGTCAGTGTTCATCGTGGAGGTGGCGAAGGCGGTCAGGCACTCTACGCGTGGAGTTCCATTCCTCAAAAATATAAGGAGCGCTATATGGAACGTTACGGCGACCCCGAGCAGCGCATGAAGGAAGCGATGATACGCGACCGTGTGAAGTTAGACGGTGAAGCCCGCACATGGTATACAAAGTATGAATATGAGAAGAATGGTGAAATGAAGACGTTGACTACCGAACTCATTGAAGAGTACACTATTAATGCCAGCGTACTGAAAGAGTTGCTGAAGATGATGGCACAACGTCAGGCCATCCGTCAGAGTCTGAATGCCAGCACAGGCGGAGCATGGGACGTCATTTATAAGAGTTCTGAAGCCATGCGCGAAGAATATCACCACACACTTCCACAGAACCAGGCACGACTGAAGGCAAAGATTAAGGCATTCAAGTCAGACGGGTATAAGAGCCTTATCAGCGGCAAGATTGGAAACTGTAACACAGTGAAGATTACAGAGGAATTCGGACTTCTTCTCATCGCACTGAAGCGCAGTAGGACACCTGTCTATACCGATGCGCAGATTTTTGAAGAAGGAAATCGTCGGGCCGTAGAGAACGGCTGGAAACCACTGAAAAGTCTTAGCGGCATGAAGCGGTGGCTGTACAGTTCTGCGATTGAGCCTCTGTGGTATGATGCTGTGTATGGTGAGAATGCCGCCCGCCTTAAATTCGGCAGGAAGCAGAGAACGAAACTCCCGACACGCCGTGACTCGCTTTGGTATGGTGATGGAACACGCCTGAACCTGTATTATCAGGATAAGGAAGGAAATGTGCGTACAACACTGGTTTACGAGGTGATTGATGCCATGAGCGAGGTAATGCTGGGCTACTGGATAAGTGACTCAGAGGATTATAAGGCACAATATCACGCTTTCCGAATGGCTATTCAGACCAGCGGACACAAACCCTACGAGATTGTACATGATAATCAAGGCGGACATAAGAAACTAAACAAGGCTCAGCCGAACTCAAATGGAAAAGGCTTCTTGGACAAAATATGCCATATCCACCGTGCCACAATGCCAAACAACGGATCTTCCAAAACGATTGAGGCCATATTCGGACGTTTTCAACAGCAGGTTCTCCACCAATATGACAACTTCACGGGTCAGAACATCACTGCAAAGAAAACCAGCAGCCGGCCCAACCTTGAGAGCATGGAAGCCAATAAGAAGAGCTTGCCTACATTGGACGAACTGAAAGCCATCTACGCAGAAGCACGACAGAAGTGGAACTCCATGAAGCACCCCATCTATGGTAAAAGCAGAATGGAAGTATATGAAAGCAGCGTAAATGAAGAAACGCCTGTTGTAACAGCAGTAGACATGGTTGATATGTTCTGGATTATGCACGACAAGCCCGCAACGTTTACCGACCAGGGTATCACTATTGAGGTGAAAAAACAGAAATATACATGGGAGGTGTTCAAGGACGGAAATCCGGACTTGGAATGGCGTAAACTGCATACGTGGGAAAAGTTCTATGTTCAATATGATCCCAACGACATGACCACAGTTAATCTCTATGCGATTGACCTTGCTGGTAGAAAACGTTTTTCAGCCGTAGCACGCCCCTACTGGGAGATACACCGTGCATTGCAAGATCAGAGCGCAGAGGAAAAGACGCAGATACACAGGGCTATCGAAGCAGGCAAGAACGACCGCATAGAACGTGTAATAGCAGGCAGACGCATCGCTATTGCCCATGGTACTGACCCGGAGCAGAACGGACTCATCTATCCGAAGCTGAAAGGGCTTACCAAGGAGCAGCAGGAACAGGCGCAATCAAGACTTGCTCTGTATGCACAGCCACCGAAAAACTTCACGATAGGACAGATTGCCAAGCAAATCAGTCTGACGGACTGGTGCGAGGAGGTTAATGCAAATAAGGAGCAGGACATTGCCGCACCGGTTAAGGTCGACATGGCTTCGGTAGCAGGAAAGTATTGAAAAGTAAAATCGTAAAAATAAAGAAATTATGAAACTAACAACAAACGAGAAGGGACAAATCCAAGAGTGTTTGCGGCAATACGTCAGCAAATATCCCAGTCAGAACAAGGCAGCACAGAGCCTCACGGGCACGAGCAGTGCCACGGTGAGCAGCATTCTGCAAGGCAAGTGGGAAAACATCAGCGACGAGATGTGGCGCAACCTCGCATCGCAACTCGGCACCACGGCCGCCACCGACTGGCAGGTGGTTGAGACAAAGGCTTTTCAGGAAATGACCCTCGTCATGCAAGATGCCCAAGCTGTGAGAAATGTTACGTGGATCGTGGGCGAGGCTGGCTGCGGCAAAACCACCACAGCGCACCTCTATGCTACTGAAAACAGCGAGGTGTTCTACATCTTGTGCTCTGAAGACATGAAGAAGAGCGACTTCATTCGCGAGATTGCACGCCGCATCGGTCAGCGTACCGAGGGCTACAGCATCAGAGAGTTGCTCGACCGCATCATCGACGACCTCATTCAGATGCAAGCACCACTGCTGCTTTTCGACGAAGCCGACAAGTTGCCCGAGCGCGTCTTTCATTATTTCATTGACCTTTACAACCGCTTGGAGGACAAATGTGGCATCGTCTTCCTGTCCACCAGCTACATCAAGCGGCGCATGACCATGGGGCTGCGCTACAATAAATGTGGTTACAACGAGATTCACTCGCGCATCGGCCGCAAGTTCTACGAATTAGAACCCACCGCTCCCCACGATGTCTATGCCGTCTGCATGGCCAACGGTGTGACCGACAAAAGCCGCATATCAGAGGTTGTTAAAGATGCCGAGGCGTATGATTTCGACCTGCGCCGCGTGAAGAAAAACATCCATCGCGTAAAAGTGATGCAAGCGCAAACAGCAGGCAAGTAGCGTTAAAACAATAATAGAACAATAGTAAAATGGCAAGCGGAACAAAAGATGCAGCACAGGTGATTGCCGAGCTCACGGCGACGAATGCCGAGCTTCGCGATAAAATAAAGGAGCTTGAGAAATCGCTGTGGCGGCGCGACCATCCCGTGCTGCGCCGTGCACTGAGCGTCAGCGATGTCATGCGCATGAAGAAAGAAACCTACCCCTTTGAAGGGGCATGGGAAGAAGCCTTCGGTTGTCCCGAGAAAAATGGCGTGTGGTTTGTGTGGGGCAACAGCGGCAACGGCAAGACGAGTTTCATGTTGCAGCTTTGCAAAGCATTGTCGCACTTCGGCCGTGTGGCCTACGACAGCTTGGAAGAGGGCGCATCGCTGACGATGAAGAATGCCCTGATGACGGCTGGCATGCAGGACGTGGCACGTCGCTTCGTGTTGCTCGACCGCGAAAACATGCAGCTGCTGTCGGCACGCCTCGGCAAGCATAAAAGTCCCGACATTGTGGTCATCGACAGCTTTCAGTACACCAAAATGAGCTTCAAAGACTACGAGGCTTTCAAAGAGCGACACGCCAACAAACTGCTCATTTTCGTCAGTCAGGCCGATGGCAACAAGCCCGCTGGGCGCACAGCCGTGAGCGTGATGTATGATGCGAGCCTAAAGATATTCGTCAGCGGGTTTCGCGCCATCAGCAAGGGACGCTATTTTGGCAACAAAGGCTACTTCACCATTTGGGAAGAGCGTGCAAAGATGTATTGGGGAGAAGAGCAAAAAGAAAAATAGTATGGCAAACAAGCGAGACAACCTGTTGTACCGGTTACGGAAGAAAGGCGTGAGGGCCAACACGCGCGAACACACCATCTTCTTCGGTGTGGATGGTGAGCCGTTCGAGATAAGGCAGATAAGGCGGCTGTGCCGTGAGTTTCATTTCAATGTGCAATTAGTAATTGAGTAAAAAGAGTATGAGTAAGGAAAGACGGATAAAGAAAGTATATATCGCAGGAAAGATAGGTGAGGATATTCTTAGTGATACAACTCGCAACAAATTTTCCGATGCTGAAGCGTGGTTGAAAGCAAAAGGATATAAAGTGTTTAATCCGACTCAAAGCGGGCTTGGCATCATGGCAGAGAACTACGCAAAGGCATGTGGCACGAACTTCTATGAAGAGATACTTCTTCTTGACATTATGCAACTGAAACGGTGTGATATCATCTGTCTGCTTCCTGACTGGGAGGAAAGCCCAGGTGCCTTGGCAGAGTTTTTCTTCGCTAAAGCAACAGGTAAGAAAATAAAACAGATTACAATGTTTGAAAATAAAATAGTAGATTGGATATGAGCAAGGAAAAACGAACAATCGAAATAGCCCCCGGGCTGATGAGTCCAGGAGGGCGCATGGGAGAGCGCTTTTTGAGCCGTGGGCACGTGTGCACCTATTGTCAGGGCAACGGCTATCACTGGCAGGAAAACTGCTATCGGGAACGCTACATGCAAGGATGCCCCGTATGTAGAGGTAGCGGACGGCTTGATGCCGTGGTAACGATTGAGTGGAAAGCAGGAGACAGATAAAAACATAAAAAGCAAAACGAATATGACACAATTAAGACACTATTCAATGACACCGAACGACAAACCGGAATGGCTGTTGCGGTTACAGATGGAGGTAAGTCAGCACTACGCCATGCGTGGCATTGACAACACACCCGAGGAGTGGATGGATTTGCTCGATTTCATCGATGCCTTCATTCAAACGCTCTACACACGCCGCGACATCAACGTGAGAAGTGAGGTGACAACTGATTTAATGACCGAGGATGGCAAGACACGCCTGCTCATCAAACGCAATGGGAAGCCTTTGCAAGTGTATTACATGCAACCCTCAAACGAACCGCAATGACCCACGAACGCAACTACGCCCGCTTTTACAGCCTGCTGAAGCTGCTGCCGGGCGCCGATAAGGAGACGCTGGTGTCGCAATACACCGATGGCCGCACCACCTCGCTGCGCGAAACTACACCGCAGGAATACGACCTGATGTGCCGCGACATGGAATGTCTCACGGGCCACGATGCGCAGC